TTATCCCAATGGAGTGGAACTACGAAGGATTTATTGACGAGCACGGAAGCCCAGTCTTCAATACTCCGGATTATGACGTCTTTGACCCCCATGGAGAGTTAATAGATGTAGGTGTAATAGATAACTGGCAAAACGAAGCTGATGGTTTAAAAAACGATCAAGACGCGTTAAATGAATTTTACCGCCAATTTCCAAGATCCACAGAGCACGCCTTTAGAGATGAAGCTAACAACAGTATATTTAATTTAGTAAAAATATACGAACAAATAGATTACAACGAAGAAATGTCTAGAAGTTTAGGTATTTCAACAGGTAATTTTCAATGGGTTAACGGTATAAAAGATTCAAGCATTATATTTTATCCAGATCCTAAAGGTAGGTTTAAAATAAGTTGGGTACCGCCAACTCATATACAAAACAAAGTTATAATTAAAAAT